TAATTCTTTTTGTATTAATTTTGCTTTTGCTTTTAATGCAGCAATTTGTTGTTTTGCTTCTTCTACCATTGGATTGGCTTCAGCTTCAGCAAATAATCCTTCAGCCGCAGTTCTAATATCCTTTACAATTCTCATTATAGAAGATTTTAAAGCTGCCACATCTTTATTTAAACCAGAACAAACATCACAATTATGAACTCTGTTATTGGCTGCCTGACCTTGTAATGTATTAGATACTATGCCTCTTGCTGATGGAGGTGTAGTAGGTTCTCCAACTATACTTAATACAATGCCACTAGGTGCTTTTGGTGCCGCATCAATTTCTTCTGGTGTTCTTGGGTCTTGAAATCCATCATCACTACCTGTTGGTGGTGCTTTTAGTCCAGGTAATACACCAGTCATAATAGGATTTTGTGAGGACATTCCATCAGCAAAGAATCCTGTTACATACTCACCTTCTTTTGGTGCAGAAAACAATTGTGAAGAATTTGTCGGTAATTGAGGTAAACACCAAGGCAAATCTTCTGTAGGTAATAATTGTTTATTCTCTGTGTGATGACCAAAGATACGAACTTGGCAACGACCTAGTTGTAATGGGTCTATACGATTTTCTACAACACCAACCCACCAGTTGAATCCGTCTTTACCTATAAAATTATTCATTTACGGCTGCTTTCCACTCAGAACCACTATTATTAATATTTGAGTATGCTGTTGGTGTGCTGTCTTTAGCTATTTCTAATACTGTTGTATATTTACCTTGAGATTCAATAATATGTCTTACTGCAGTTACCAAATATTTACCTGAATAAAATTTATCCAATTCTTTTTGTGTATTTGTTGGCTTTAATGTTAATAGATTAAAATTAATTGTTCTACCGGCAGTAATACCTGGATCACCAGGAATAACTATTTTAATTGTTGTATAATTAGCCAATGAAATTTGTGCCGTTCTGTTTGGTACATAGGTTTCAATAAAAATGTCTTGTGCTACACCAGCTTCTTTTTCTTTAATATATTTAACTTGCTTTTGATTCGAATTACCAATTACAACTTTTAATACGCCTTCATAATTTTCATTTGATTTTTTACCTAAACGATTTTGTAAATCATCTTGCAATTTATTAGAATTTAAAGAAGTTGATTGTTCTCTAAATTTATTATAATCAAAATCTGTTTTTTTAAAAGTTCGTGTTAATGGATCAATTGATAATAATCTACTAGACATAGTACCCGAATTAATTTCATTTAAAGCATCAAAAGGTTTAGCAATTTCATATTCTAATACTGATATTGCTTTTTCTTGAGAAGGTTGAATTTTATCATCAAAATTTTTAGATTCATATTTGTATGTAGCATATACATCACTTTTAAACATTGATTGTATAGACCTAAAATTAAATCCATTTTTAGTTTCAAAAAATAACATATCTGCACCAGGAAAAGATTTAGGTCTAGCATAAGTTGATACCCAACTAATTGCTTCAAATGGTTTCATTGTTGGAACAATGAAATCATAAATTCCTGTTGTTTCTTCTATTATACTAATTTTACTACTTTTTACTTTCATTTTTTCAGTCAATATATTATTGACAATATCAGAAATTTTATTTCCTTTATATGATTTGCTAATTTTAGTTTGTTCTGATAACATCAATTCTTCTGAACAAAAAAACAATGTATAGAGTTCACTATTCATATTTCCACTAGGATTTCTTGCACTAGATTTATAAACCCTAAACACCCGGTCAGTTGAATTTGGAGCATCTTTTAATTTACCAAAATTTATTTCAATAAATTCATTACCCGTCAATCTCATTAATTCGATAAAACCCTGAGCATCCATTAATGTAATGTATCCAGAAGCAGAAAAACTGTAAATATCTTCATAATAAGACATTTCAACCAAAAGTTTTTTAATTTCAATGCGTTGACCGCTAGCTGTTAAAAAATTTAAAGTTTTTAACGAGAAGTCTTGAGGATAAAATACGCCAGGAGATTCAACTAATGGAACGGGAGTATCTGCCATAATTAATTATTCATAAGTTTTTTAAATTCGGTTTCCAATTGATTCACATAAGCAGCATTTAAAATTTTAATATTTCTTTTTTGTTCATTTAAATCATTTTCATAATCATAAACAGATACAATAGCTTTATCTACGGTGATTGACACTTCACCTGTTGGTAAAGAAAAATAATTGGTTTGTGGTACTATAGAATTGTATGTATCTTCGTCCACCTGTATTTTGTTTGAGGTGGTTGTATTTGTGCCATAATCAAACTGAGTTATAAGTTTTTCATAATGATGAATTTCTGAATAAACATTATAACTTTCACCATATTTTTTGGTGAGATAAGCAGTTAATTCGTTTTGTGTTAATGGCCAATCCCATTGTGGATCCATTAATTGATTGGCAAATAATACAATCCAATAACGATAAGAATCGCCATAATATTTATGAGCAATAATTTCTGGTGTATCACTCTCCTGTATATCATATTGATAATATATTGCTGGGTTATTCAATATTCGTGGAATAATACTAACTCTTGACATAATGTTGGTCATTATTTTTGAAACACCAAACTCATTAATATGAATTATTTTTGGTAAACTATCAAAATATTGCATTTTTAGTATCCGTCTTTAATTTTTGTTTTGTCAACGAGTTCAATTTCTTTGAGTGTCATTGTTAATACAGTTTGAACAGGTGCACCATTGTCATGAGCTGCCCAACCATTTGGAGTATAATTAACATCAATATTTGTTATAACACTTTCAGCTACTCGATTAACATTTTCGTTTTTTTGTCCATTAAAAAGAAAATCCAAATCAAAAGTAGAAGGAGGAATAAAAAACATACCTGCTCCACCTGTTACAATTTGTGGTGCAGCATGATATTTAAATAATTGAATAATTTTTTTAACGGTTTCTGCTTCTTGTTTTGAATATGGTGTAAATGTAAAAGATAATTGATAATCTCTAAAATCTATACCTTCAAATAGTAATTGTTGTTGTGGGTTAATTGCAAGACCTTGTGTTGATAAAGCAAGTCTACCGGCATCTGATTGAGCAGCTGAAGAAACGCCTGATGCCATTTTACCAAGAGTTTTAAGTCCTGGAATTTCTTTGGCTAAACCAGCCACATCATCAGCAATTTTTAATAAACTGGTTGCATTATAACCAGAATTATACTGAAAAGCCATAGTATCTGGCATATATAAAGAAATTGTTGCGGCAACTCTTTTTTTCTTAGGTTTTAATCCCAAATTAATTTGTGAATCACCACCAATTAAATTTTTTACTGAATTCCATATTTCTTTAGGACTACTGGCACTAGGCAATTTATATGATTTACCTTCTTCATATCCAATTGGTTCTATTTCATTGATTGAAAATTTAATTACATGACCTTTGGTGGCAGAACTCAAATCTCTTGGATATTGTAATGAATTAAAATTATATTTACTTCCAAACAAAGCACCTAATGGTCCTTTAACAAGAGCACCAGGTATGGATACTCCACCAATAGAGGAAGGTATAGAAATGATGGCCATCGAAATTCTCTTTAACAATTGATATACATACTATTTATGGCATATTCAGGAAAGTTTACCCCTAAAAATCCACAAAAATACATTGGGGATTATAATAACATCGTCTACAGATCCAGCTGGGAATGTAGGGTGATGGATTGGCTCGACCGTAACGATGATGTCATTTCATGGGCTTCAGAAGAACTTATTATACCATACATATCTCCACATGATAATCGTTATCACCGATACTTTCCAGACTTTCTTGTTAAAGTTAAAACAAGAACAGGTCAATATAAAACTATGTTGATTGAAGTTAAACCTAAGAAACAAACAATACCACCAGAACCGAGAAAACGAATCACCAAACAATATGTGAATGAAGTTGTTACTTATGGTGTCAATCAAGCAAAGTGGAAAGCAGCAGAAGAATTCTGTTTGGATCGTGGTTGGGAGTTTCGTGTGATGACAGAAGAACATCTAGGACTGTAACTAAATACTCTTATGGAATCTAAACTTACACAATTAGCAAAAAGTCGTCCTGAAGATATGCGAGTAATGTCGAAGAAATCTTTGGAATGGTTGGCTAATAGAATTTCTGAAATTAAAAATCCAGGTTCTATACCAAGAGGGGTTAGTAAAGAAACATACAGACAAACTACCGGATTTAGATTAGGTGGCATGTATTGTTTCTACTATGATCCAAAAACTAAAGAGAAACTGGATTATTATGACCGTTTTCCAATGGTATTGGTACTTGATAGATACAATGATGGATTCCTTGGTCTGAACCTACATTATTTGCCATTTCAATACAGGATTGCCTTT